GGACAATAATGCCTATTGGATCAAGGACAATGTTTTTTATACAGCAGAAATATCAATTGATGGAAATGTTAATAAAGATACGACCAGGGTAGTTGACATCATGACCATGAATAGGGTACAATTGGATAAGATGCTGTTTATTGTAGATAAATTACGAGAAGGGATTGCAAATGATAGTGGGGGTAAAGGGAACTAGTAGTTTTGACGACTACCACGTTTTCCTTCGTGCTATTGGGGTTGCGCTTTCTAGTTTACCAGAAAACGATTCGTACTTTTATATTTATTCTGCTGGCCCAGCGCCAGTAAATAAAATGGTTATGGAATTTGTAAATATATCAGAACGTGGGATGAAGTCTAGAAATAAAAAAATAAAAATGTACAAGGTCGCTCCATCTTGGATAGAAGAAAATATGAAAGACGTGGATTATTTTATATTTTTATCCAAAGAAAACGAGCCAGTGTCACGCCTTGTTCGTGAAGCAGAACTTAATAATGTCGAAGTAGGAGTATTTAGATACTAAGGGAATATATGAATATACAATCACTAGAACAAATGGAACAAATTGTAAAAAATAGCAAATCACTTTCATGGGATGGGTGGGATGTTATAAATAGATATAAGTCTGAAAAGGCCAGGACGTCCAAGTATGGACAACATATTAATGGTAGATGGTATATGGTAAAAAGATTTAAGCCTACACGTAATGGCTGGGATATACCAGAAAGTTTAATAAATGCACAAACTTAAATGGAAAGATAGTGCAGCCTGCATAGATTATGACACTAACATATTTTTTGATAAATATGAAGAAGAAGAGCCACTGAGATTAGCGGTTGATAAGTTATGCATGAAATGTCCTGTTGTAAAAACTTGTTTTGCTGTTGGTGTTTCCACAAAAGAGTGGGGAGTTTGGGGTGGGATTTATTTAGAAAGTGGAACAATATCTAAAGAGTTTAATAATCATAAAACCGCACAAGATTGGGCAGATATATGGCAAAATCTAACAATGGGAAAAGATGAATAATAAAGAGTATTTAGAATTTTTAAGAAAAAAAAATAAAGATATTTTATCAAAATGCTATTACTGCGATGGTTTTGCATTAACAATAATTGCTGATGGATATGCAATAAAACCAGTATGCAAAGATCATGATATTAGATCGCTTGAAGAAATTGAGGAGGAAATAGAATGATAATTCAAATAATCGGTTTACCTGGATCTGGTAAGACTGCATTAGCAGTAGCACTTAGGGAAAGAATAAATGCAATTCACCTTAATGCCGATGAGGTGAGGTCTACAGTTAATTCTGATCTTGGGTTTACCTCAGAAGATAGGGTTGAGCAGGCTCGGCGCATGGGAGAGATGGCGAGACTAATTGGAAGCCAGGGCGTTGCTCCTGTCATTGTTGATTTTGTTTGTCCTACCACAGAAACAAGAGAAGCCTTTGGCCCAGCAGATGTTGTTATTTGGGTAGACAGGATTAAGCAAGGCAGATTCGAAGATACAAACAAAATGTGGCAAGATCCAGAAAGATTTGATATTAGAATTTTGGATGGATACACCCTAGAAGAAGAAGTAAACACAGTCATACAGGTAGGTGGATTGTTTGATTGGTCTGCCCCAACCACTTTACAGTTAGGTAGATACCAGCCTTGGCATGAGGGTCATCAGGCTCTTAAAAAAGAGGCTCACAAAAGAACTAAGCAGGTATTGGTTGGTGTTCGCAACACATACAAGACATCAGAGAAAGATCCACTAAAGTATAATGAAGTCGCAACATATATCAAACAAGATAATCCATTTAAAGATACACTAGTCTTACGACTACCAAACATTACTAATATTGTTTATGGTCGTGATGTTGGTTATAAGATTGAACAAGTAGATTTGGGGGCAGATATTCATGCTATTAGCGCTACTGAAAAGCGTAAGCAAATGGGCATTTAGTATTATAGAAAATGCTGGTAAAGCAATAAATGATGCAGACGAAAGAATATCCTTTGGGGAAAAGATAGATGAAAGTAACGAAGAGTAGATCTTTTGCAAAGGCTTGGAGTTACAGAGTTTTTGGTACCTTGACTTCTTTTATAGTTGTGTATATAATTACTGGTGAGGCTGTTTTGGCTACTGCAATTGCATTATGGGAAACCGTGCTAAAAATAGGAGTTTATTATTGGCATGAAAGAATTTGGGACAGGATACAGTGGGGTAGAAAATAATGTATACAGATGCTATGCGTAGGGCTTTTAGATCTCTTGATCATTTTGCACCTAAAGGGTTTCAGTTAGAGTTAGTCGATAATGATAGTTTTATTACTGTTCGTGCCTCAGAAAAATCTTTTATGTCCCTACTTGACGAAGATAAGCGTCGTGCTGTAGAATATATGGTGAGAGTCAAAAAGGCTCTTGAGGATAATGGAGCAATTGTCCTTTTAGTTCGTGAAGGCGGTAAAGAGTAATGCAAACATTTCTACCATCCCCAAACCCAATGTCTTCTGCAAGATTTTTAGATAGCAAACGACTTAATAAGCAAATACTTGAATGCTATCAAATTCTTAATGTGCTATCTGGCAAGTCTCCAACTGGTGGATGGCGCAATCATCCTGCCGTTCTAATGTGGAAAGGCTATGAGCGAGGTCTATGGCAATATGTACAAGCAATGATCTTTGAAGCACGTAAGCGTGGTATTCGTACAGAAAACAACGAGGCTAACCTTAATCGACTTAAGGATCAATGCTGGAACGAATGGGGAAATAATGTTCCTCAATTTTGGAATGATAGTACAAAACTTATGCGTGTAGTTACAACTCACCGTGCTAATTTATTTGACAAAGATCCACTATATTATGCACGTTTTGGTTATGCAAAACATAGTTTATACAATCAGCCATGCTGCTCTGGATGCAAATACTATTGGGTAACACATGAGGGTAGAAATGCTTGATCTATTGATTTTTATTTTAGTAGTTATTTCTATTGGCTTCCTTTCAATAGAAAATATTAGATTAAAAAATAAAGTTAATGAGTTAAATTTTTCTCTTATTCAATCGTATCTTGACATTGAAGCAATTAAAAAAATAAATAATAAAAAAGAACAAATTGAAAAGGATCACCTAATAGCCTTTTTAGATGATAGTAGAGACTCTGCCTATTCTTACATATCAGAAGCCCAAGAAAAAATTAATATTTTTATTAATGAACTTGAATCTGATGTAAATTATTTTAATAGTTTTGAAAATATTGCAAAACAAGATATGCACTATGAGTTAATTAAAAAATTTATCAAGCATTATGATTCACTTAAAGATTTGTTGCCAAAAGATGATAAACGCTAGAGGTATTCCAACGAGCACGTGTCCGAGTTGTAGTTCTGACCTGTTTAAGGTAGTGGTTAAGTTTGATCCTGTAGATTACGAGATAGGGTTATACTATCTCGATGGAGAGTGTGCAAAGTGTGGCACATTAGTGACAGTACCAACACCATTAGATCATCCAGAGAACCATAGGAGAGCGGAATGAAGGAAATATTATTATCTACATTAACAGGATTTGGATGCGGAGTTATATTTGCTGCATTCAAACTACCAGTACCTGCACCACCAGTATTTGCTGGGGTTGCTGGTATAATTGGTTTATGGCTAGGCTACGATGCCATAACCAAGTTCATATCCTAGGAGGAAATAATGAATGAACAAATGAAAGCAATGCTTGCATCATATGGAAGATCTGTTCTCGGTGCTGCTCTTGCTCTTTATATGTCTGGCGTAACAGATCCTAAGACGCTTGCATACTCACTATTGGCTGCAATCGCACCAGTGGCATTGAGAGCAATCAATCCTAATGACAAGGCTTTTGGAAGAATGCCTGCTGTTGAGGAAATTGCAGAAGTTTTAAGTGCCGTAAAGGTAAAGAAGGCTCCTGTAAAGAAAACTGAAAAGAAGCCCGTAAAGGGTGGCGGTGGCGGAAAGCCACATCAAGTTAAGTAATTAACTTTGGGGCGGGAGGATAATATTCTTCCCGCCCTTAAACTATTGTCTTTCTTTTAACTGTTTTTCTAAATATTCCACACTATATACATCGTGCCCAGGCTTATCTGTATACTTGTTATAATCTGATGGATCGCTATAACCTTCTGGTAAATTATAAATTCTTCTTTTTTCACTAATCAAATGAAAATCAAAAAAATCTTTAACACTTCTTTGT